CGGTGTTCAAAATGCAGTTAAGGAAGGCCCCATGGAGTACGGTGACTCATCCTGTCGCTGTTTCCTTGGGTCCAAATTTTAGAACTGCGCTGTTTAAGCATTGTTCCGGTCCTTTTGGGTTTTTGGTTGGGGTCTGCAAAAGGGTGGCTTTTAGCCCTCCTAAACCGGATGATAACGTAATGTCCGAGTTTGAAGAATTTGTAAAGCGATGGGTTGATAAGAGAATTAAGTCTCTACCACCTGAAACTGATGTGTCGTTTGACACCTGGGTGGATACTATAAATCAGCCTGAATGGCGTAAAGAAGAATTAAGAAAAGTTTATGGAAATATGGAAGGTAACTGTTGGGAAGATCCGGATTATTCCGAGGTCCATGCGTTCATGAAAGATGAATGGTATTTGGAACCTAAAGCTCCTCGCGGAATATATGCTCGTGTAGACGAGTTTAAATGCCAGTTTGGTCCTTATGTTTCTGTTATGGAGAGAGAGTTATTTAAAATGCCCTCATTCATTAAGTATGTTCCGGTCAATGATAGACCAAAGTACATTTACAATAGACTGTATCGTCCTGGTGCTAAGTATTATGTAACTGATTTTTCCTCGTTTGAGGCGCAGTTTACCACTAGGCTGATGATGATATGCGAAGATGTGCTTTATGAGAAGATGTTGTGTAAGCTACCAACCTATGACAATTTCCGTTCTATGAAGGATATCATCAATGGTGAGAATAAGATAGTGAATAAATATTTTACTATGAGGTTGCGAGGCACTAGAATGTCTGGAGAGATGAATACTTCTCTTGGCAATGGATTCTCAAACTTAATGTTTATGAAATTTATGTGCAAGCGGGCTGGCTGCATTGGGGTAAAGGGAGTTGTAGAAGGAGACGATGGTCTATTCGTTATGGAGGGTGAACCACCTCCACCCACGGAATTTGAGAAATTGGGGCTAGTAGTTAAGGCAGTCTGTGTGCCTAGCTTGGAAACGGCCTCGTTTTGTGGGATTATCTTTGATCTTGATGATAAGATTCCTCTTACTAATCCTTATAAGACCCTAGCAACCACACCGTGGCACCATGGCCTTAGTTGCAAAACTAGGCGCTCTAAATTGTATGCCTTACTACGTTGTAAGGCTCTCTCAATATATCACCAATATAATGGTCATCCAGTATTGACCAATTACTCTTTGAACTTAATTAAACTTACAATGCCATACAAAAAGGCAGCTGAAGATTTAGCTCTTTCCGCTCCCAAATATCTACATTCTTACGATCGAGAAAAATTTCTGGAGTATGTAACATTAAAACTCCCAGAGAGAAAATTTCCCTCTATGGGCTCAAGACTTCTTGTTGAAGAACAATTTTCAATGACGGTAGATGAGCAGTTAAGGTTGGAAAAACATTTTGATGCAAATCTTTCATTAGATAGTGACGATGTTGAAATATCGTTTCCAGAATCTTGGACCAAAAATTTTTATGATAGGTCCACAGTGTTAAATGTTAATACCACTGACTACCACCTTTCGCACTTCACGCAGGAGGATCCCAAGCAATATAATAGGAAAACTTTGGTTTCCAGATTAGCTTCTGGTTTTCCAACAAATGTAGACTTAGACGGAATCTCAGATGACAAGACTAAGAGAAGAATCTTAGTAGTCCCATCGATAAATGCAATAATATAAACAACAAACAAATTCGCCCTTCGGCTTTGGCCGGGTATGAAGCACTTGGAAGTTCGACGAACTCCATCTGAAC